GAGCGACGCGCACGAACTGAAGCAGGGTCAGTGGTTCACGGCTATTCCGCTATGCAAGGACTGCCATCAAGGGTCTTTCAACGGAATCCACGGCCAGCGGCGCATCTGGAAGGTGCTGAAGAAGGATGAGCTGTCGGTGCTGAACGAGACGATAGAGCGGGTGGTGTACGGATGAAATACGCCGCCAAAGCCGATCGCAACCAGCCTGAGATAGTTGCCGCCCTGCGATCCATCGGCGCGCGCGTGGTGCCTACTCACACGGTCGGGCAGGGATTTCCTGATCTGGTGGTGGCGATCGGCAGTCGGACGATCCTGATCGAGATCAAGGACGGCCAGAAGGTAAAGAGCAAACGCCGCCTCACGCCGCAGCAGGAAGAATTTCACGCCGCATGGACCGGCGAAATCTATGTTGTCGAGACCATCGAAGAAGCATTGGCCGTAGCGAAAGGAGAAAGCAAATGCAGTTGACCGACTGGATTCCCTGCAAAACCCCGCCTGTGCGTGACGGCTGGTACGACCTGGAGCGCCGGCTGAACGACGGCAGCGTAATTCAGGCTGCAGAGCGCGTGCGTTTCGCTAACGGTGAATGGGACCACCCTTCGAGCGAATCGAAGATTTCCGTGTGGGTAGGGACGGACTACTGGCGCGGAGTAATGAAATGAAAGGCTCCGCCCGCATTCCCACTCTCGCCGAGCAATCCAAAGCAGGAAAGAGCGGTGGCAAGAAGAAGCTCGACGCTAATGCCATAGAGGCGCTATGGGACCAGGTTCAATCGCACCGAGCGGCTACGTTCCGATGGACGCCGATGAAACAGGAGAAAACATGATCGGATTCGTGTGGTTCCTTGCGCTCGCAACATTGCTAACCGGCGACGCAGGTTTGTCGTTCCTCTGTTTTGGCGCGCTCACCCTGCATTACCTTGCCTGACGGGAGAAAGCATGAAAGTAAGGCAACGCATCAGGCTGACGCAGAAACGACGCTGGCGCCCGTCGCTTTACGACCTGGTAGGTAGAACCATCAGAAAGAACCTGCCTGACGTTTTAGAGACGATGGCTAGATGTAATCCGCTATTCCAGCGGCTGCAGCAAATAGACGGCTGACATATCAAATCGGGGGAATCATGAGACCACGCAAAACCTTACTCGTCCTTTCGCCCGACAACCTGAAGGCGAATCTGATCCCCGGTCGCCTTTACACCACGGCGAAGCTCTCGTGCATGTTCGACGCTTCGCCGGCTGCAATCGCCGAAGTCCTAATCACCCTCGAAGCCTCCGGCATCGTCAATACCTCGCAGCCGATCTGCGGCCGCACGCGGGACATGAGACCCGAGCGCCGCATCTACTGGATTCCGCTCTATACCCGCACTGATGTTGCCGCGCGCCGGATAGGCCCGGCTGAATCCAAAGCCGAACTCACCGGCTACGACCTGACGCGATTCCAACGGCTTGCGATGACTTGTCGCCGGTAATTTTCCCGCTGCCTACAATTTTCGGTATCCACCTGATGGAAAACTGGCGATGCTGAGCCGCGAGCAGATCGAGACATTCATGCGCGAGGGAGCCGAGGCTTTCGAGAACGGCATGACCAAGGGCACCTGTCCTTATCCGATTCTGAGCGCGCCCTTCGCAACCTGGATGCGTGGCTATCAAAACGCAGCCTACGGGGCTGCACAACTGGAGAAGCACCATGTCTGATCCCGTCGCAGAGGCAGCAGCACAGATCGCCGCGCAAGAGCAACCGCTGGAGGCTGGCACGCCCGCAACGGGGGAGCCGCAAGCGGCCGATACCTTGCCGAGCGCGCCTGCGACAGTTGCGGAAGCCCCTACATCTACTGCCGATTCGGATGCGCCGCAACAGGCTGCTGAACTCCCAAACGCTGCACCGGCTGCGGTCGAATCTACAACCGCGCCGGCCTCTGCACCGTCTGCCGATGGCGCAAATACCACGTCGCCCATCGACGCAAGTTCAGGTGAGCCGCTGCATGTTCGTGTAGCCGCGCACCTTGAAGCCATTTTCCAGATGGTCAAGACCGACACGGCGCGCGCACCGACAGAAGCAGAGACACACGCCGAGCATGTCAAGACGCACATCGGGGACGTATTGCACCGGATCAGCAATGGCATGGCTGTCGCTGAGGGCGAACTGGTGCAGAAGCTCGAAGCGCTGTATCACATGCTCTGACCATATGGGACGCCCGAGCACGTTCGACGAAGCAATCGCCACTGAAATATGTGAGCGATTGGCTGAGGGCGAGCCCCTGCGAGTTATCTGTCGCGATGATCATATGCCGCCGTGGCGCACTGTCTATCACTGGATGGAAGATCGCCCCGATTTTTCGGCACGCATCGCGCGCGGGAGAGATATGGGGATGGACGCCATTCTTGAGGACACTCTTCTGATCGCCGACGAGCCGAAAGAAGGAATTCGCCGGGAAGAGAGCGAGACTGGAGTGAAAACTGTCTCCGAGGACATGTTGGGCCATCGCAAGCTGCAGATCGAGACGCGTCTGAAGCTGCTCGCCAAGTGGAACCCGAAGAAATACGGCGACAAGCTCTCCACTGAATTGACAGGCCCGAACGGTGGCCCGCTGCAAGTCGTTCGACTGCGCATGACGCCGGCTGAGGAACTGCCGGAATGAAGCCGCGCATCTACCACAGCCAAGGCTATTACTGGTGCACCGATGGTGGACCCTCCTATGGGAGAGGATCGACGGCTGAAGCCGCGTACTGGTCATGGGCGTGGCTTGAGGAACGCCTGGGCCGCAATCGGCATCGGGGCTGACCATGGCCGCCGGTGAGATCGAGATTCCCCACAACTGGAGCCCGCGCATCTATCAGGGGCGGCTCTGGAACGCGATGATCGGTGGCTGCAAGCGCGCCATTGACATTGCGCATCGTCGCTGGGGCAAGGATGACGTGTGCCTGCATTGGACGTGCCTTGCTGCCCATGACCGCATTGCAAGCTACTGGCACATGCTCCCCATGGCATCGCAGGCACGTAAAGCGATCTGGGAGGCGATCAATCCGCACACCGGCCGCCGTCGAATCGACGAAGCCTTCCCGCATGAGCTGCGCGCCAGCACGCGGGAAAACGACATGATGATCAAGCTCAAGTGCGGATCGACATGGCAGGTGCTTGGCTCTGACAACTTCGATAGTCTGGTCGGTTCGCCGCCGGCGGGTCTCGTGTTCTCCGAGTGGGCATTGTGCAATCCGGCCGCATGGGCGTATCTCAAGCCGATTCTCGATGAAAACGGCGGCTGGGCGATGTTCATCACGACGCCGCGGGGAAAGAACCACGCCTATCAGATGTATCAGATGGCGAAGAACAACCCGAAATGGTTCGCCGAGGTGTCGAACGTCCTGAAAACTGGGCGCTTCTCGCGTGCCGAGCTTGAGGAGCAGCGCTCTGAATACGTCGCCATGTACGGCGAGGATCAGGGCAACGCGATGTTCGAGCAGGAACTGATGTGCAGCTTCGACGCCGCGATCCTCGGTGCTTACTACGGCATGGAAATGAGCGCCGCGGAGAACGAAGGGCGCATCACCAGCGTGCAGCATGATCCGGCGCTGCCTGTTTACACGGCTTGGGACCTTGGACGTACGGACGACACCAGCATCTGGTTCTTCCAGACGCATTGGGGTGAGATTCGCGTCATTGACCACTACAAGGCGAGCGGTAAAGACCCGAAGCACTACGCCGAGGTCATTCATGGCCGGAAGATCGAGGTCTCGGAATACGGCGAGAACGGCAAGCCTGTGAAGTGGAAGCTCGGTGAACCGATTCCCGAACATGCTCACCATATCGCCTACCGGTATGGCCGGCACTGGCTGCCGCACGACGCGCGCCCCAAGAGCTTTGCATCGCCCCGCTCGGCCATCGAGCAACTCAACGATTTCAACGTGAAGTCGTTCATCGTGCCGAGCCTGAGCGTGCAGGACGGCATTCAGGCCGCGCGCGCGACGCTCAAGCACTGTTATTTCGATGAGAAGCGGTGCGAGTTCGGGATCGAGTCGCTGAAGAACTACCGTCGGGAATGGGATGAGGACGCGAAGATATTCACTGACAAGCCAGTACACGACTGGACGAGCCACGCTGCCGACGCGTTCCGGTATATGTCGCTGGTATGGCGAAATCCCGAGAGCGAAAAGCCGGTCGAGAAGCCGCGCTTCCTGCATGACATGACGGCCAATGAAATCTTCTGGCCGCAGCAGCAGGCCAATGCGCCGGCTCGGGAGCGCATCTGATGTACAGCACGAACGACCTTCAGAAGCTCGTGCAGATGCTGTCGTTTCTCGGCTATTCGCCGAGTCCGGTTTCGTGGGGCGGCGGCGCTGTAAGGCCCGCATCACCGACGCTCTATCAGCAATGGTTCGACACAGCAATAGGGCAGCCAGTGTGGTGCACACAAACATCGCCCGCTGTATGGGTTAACGCTGCCGGGGTGCAGGTATGAAGCGGATTTTTCTGATTGCTCTCGCGCTGATAAGTGGAATCTGCTCGGCGCAGACGTTCACCGTTAATAATCTCGCGGTCAACGGGGTATCGACGTTCGCAAATCGGCCCACTTTCAACGGAAACACGCCATGGGATAGCGGCAATCTGTCGTTGCCGATAGGGGTATCCTCCGGCGGGACGGGAATCACGTCTCTCGGCAGTGGTGTGCAAACAGGACTTGGATCGGCTGTCAATGCGGGCAATGGATTCGTGACATACGCGCAGAATGCATTGTCAGGAGCAGGCATTACGCCGTACGCCTACGCGGCAGCCGGCAATGGCGCGACAGACGATACGACAGCGCTTCAGAACTGGCTCAACGCAGCCGCTTCTGCCGGTCAGACGGCATATTGCAGCAAGGGTACATACAAAGTAACCAGGACGCTGAGCGTCACTGCCACCGCTTTGAGAATTGCCGGTCCTGGTGGCACGGCCTGCGCCATTACCCCGTCGTTTCCTGCTGGCCCAACTGTTAGCGGCGCCGCAGCCGGCGCGACCTATAGCGGAGCGCCTTCGATCCGCCTCACGGTATCGACTACCGCAAATATTGGCGTCGCGGTTGAGGTATTCGGTGTGGTGGGGACGACCGAGGCGAATGGTGGATGGCCGGCGACTGTCATTGACGGCACGCACGTAGATATTGTGGGGCCTACCTTTTCGCATGCCTGGTCGTCGGGCGGCACGCTGGCGTTGCCGGTGATCGCTGTCAATCCGACTACGGTATCCGCCGCGCAGCCGAATATCGATCTTTCGGGTGTCTATTTTGCGCCTCCGGCCGCCAATGCATCGGTGACGGATGTGGCGATCATTACCGGGCCGCCTGCGGGCTCGAACGCGTATCTGCATGACTTCGTGGCGAATGCCTATCGGCGCGGGGTCATTTTCTACAACTCGTTCGCGCCGATCATCAAGAACGTCTTTTTCTACAACCACCTTGGCGCCGCCATTGTCGCGAATCAGGACATCAGTTTCAGCAACGCGCGACTTGACCATACAGAATTCTTCTCGAACGGGAACACGAATAGCGAAGCCGCCGCCATCATCGGCGGGGCATTCTGGGTAGAGGCGCCGACAATTTTCAACTCACAGTTCTCTGGCAATTACATCGGCATCAACCTGGCGGGGAACGTCAATGGCGCCTCGATTATCGGGAACTATCTAGAAAACAACGGGGTTTCCGATCTCTTGTGCTCGGGTTCGGCCAATGACGGCAACACGATCACCGGCAACTGGCTGAGCGCGAATAGCACACAGACGACGAGCAATACGGCATGCATTGGGACAACCTTTTCCGGGAACTGGTTGGACAACACAGTCTGGACATGGGGTGTGAACTCGCAAATACCGCCTACCAACCATGGGACAGGGACGGGATCGGCGGGGCCGGCCGGTTATTCCCTGCCGCGCGTCACGGTGTCGAGCTTGCCTGCATGCGGGGCCGGCACCATCGGGCTATTGCTGGCCGTCACTGATGCAAATGCGCCCGTCTTTAATGGCTCGCTCACTGGCGGGGGCGGTACGTCGGCTCTCGCGTATTGCAATGGCTCGACCTGGAACGCTCACTGATCATGAGGTATTCAATGAAACGCATCATTCTTGCTCTGGTTCTCGCGCTCACTGCGATTTCGGCTGTCGCGACGACGCTCAATCCTGTCCAGCTTCTCAATCCTGCGGGATCGACGAGCGGACAGGCAATTGTCTCGACTGGACCAAGCACCGCCCCGGCGTGGGCCGGCGTTAATGCGGTTACGCTGAACGGCGCCACATTCGCATCTCCTGGGGCGATTGGGGGCACGACGCCGGGTGCCGGCTCGTTCACTACGCTCTCGGCGAGCGGGGCAGTCACTGGAACGGGGTTCAGCAATCTCTTTGCATCACCTCCCAATATTGGATCGACCGCGCCGGCTACTGGCAAATTCACTACGCTCCAGGCGACGAGCACGATTACGCCATCGAGCACGGCTGGCATTGTCGGTACGACGACGAATGACAATGCCAATGCGGGAAGTGTCGGAGAATACATCACAGCCACAGGAACTGCCGTAGCCAATACCACGGCCACGATTGTCAATGTGACTTCTGTGTCGCTGACTGCGGGGGATTGGGAAGTAGAGGGGATGATCCTTACCAATCCGGCGGGCGGTGCGCTTTACTCATTCACTCAATGCGGCGTTTCCACAACGTCTGCAACATATGACGCCACGGTCGGGCGCTTCGTGACACAGACCTTCACATCTGCGGTCATGGGGCAGGTCTCGATGACTCTCCCTGTGACGCGATATTCCTTCGCATCAACTACCACGGTGTTTTTGGTAGCAAGCGCCATTTTTCCTTCGGGTACATCAACCATCAGCGGATTAATCCGCGCACGCCGCGTTCGCTAAAAGGACCATCATGAACCACACCACAGCAGGCTTCACCTACAAGCAGATCAGCGCATCAGGCAACGTGTGCGCGGTTGACGGCATCATGGGCGGCATCTTCGTGAGCGCGGCCAGTGCGACCCCGACGATCACGGTCTACGACGACGCGGCGACCGGCACGACGACGAAAATGGTCGATACGTTCACGCCGGTTGCGGGCACCTGGTATCCGCTGCCGTTCGCCTTCTCCAAGGGGCTGAATGTCGTGGTCGGCGGAACGGTCTCGGCAACTGTCGGTTTCATCTCGGGCTGAAATCATGACTGAAGCGCGCGCACAGGGCGACACGCAGCTCTCGACCGACAACACCGTCACGCGATGGGTGAAGGAGATCGAGCTATACGAATCCAAGGCGTCCGAATGGGAGACCAAGGCGAAGAAGATCCTGCGCCGGTATAAGGACGAGCGTAACGCGCGCGAGACGAAGGAAAGCCGCTACAACGTTCTGTGGTCGAATATCCAGACCCTGCTGCCCGCGCTCTATTCGAAGAACCCGAAGCCTGATTTTCAGCGCCGGTTCCTCGATGCCGATCCAGTCGGGCGTGTGGCGTGTCAGGTTCTGGAGCGCGCAACGAGTTTCACGCTCGACAAGGAAGATTTCTTCCTGACCGCGCGCCAGTGCGTGACCGATCGCCTGCTGCCGGGTCGCGGTACGGTCTGGATTCGCTATGTCCCGCACTTCGCTGAAGGTGGCGAGGGCATGCTGGGCAACGAAGGCCCGGAAATCGACGACGACGCGGACGCCAATCAGGCGCCCGACGTTGAGCAGCATGCATCGAGCGGCGAGCCCATCGTTGATGTCGAATATGAGGAAATCGACATCGATTATGTGCATTGGTCGGATTTCGGGCACACCATCGCGCGCACATGGCAGGAAGTCCGCGCTGTGTGGCGCATCTGCTATCTGACGCGACCGGAACTGGTCAAGCGTTTCGGCGCGGAAAAGGGCGGGCGCGTGCCGCTCGACTACAAGCCCGAGGATCTGAAGGGACAGGAAGTCACCGAATACCAGCAGAAGGCCCGAATCTACGAGATCTGGGACAAGAGCACGAAAAAGGTGATCTGGCTGTCCAAGGGGATGATGTTCGGGACGCTCGACGAGCGCGACGACATGCTGGGGCTGGAAGGCTTCTTCCCATGCCCGCGTCCGATGCTGCCGAACCACGCGAACGACACGGTTATCCCGGTCCCTGACTACGCGATGTATCAGGATCAGGCGAACCAGCTTGACGATCTGACATCGCGCGCGAAATTGCTTGCGGATGCGCTGCGCGTGGTGGGCGTCTACGATTCGAGCACGCCGGGTTTGCAGCAGCTATTGTCGGGCGGCTATGAAAACAGACTGGTCCCGGTCGATTCATGGGCGGCGTTCGCCGAGAAGGGCGGCATGAAAGGCGCTGTCGAGCTTCTGCCGATGGACATGATTGCGCAGACGCTGCTGAGCCTGTACGACACGCGCGAGAAGGTCAAACAGGACCTGTACGAGATCACCGGCATGGCCGACATCATCCGTGGCTCGACAGACCCGGATGAGACATACGGCGCGCAGAAGATAAAGTCGAACTGGGCGTCGATTCGCCTGGTGGATATGCAGGCAGAGGTTCAGCGCTTTGCGCGCGATGTCGTCGTGCTGGTGGCCGAAGTGCTGGCGAACCAGTTTGACATCAAGACGCTCGCCGAGATTTCCGGCTATCCGCTGATGACCGCGCAGGAAAAGCAGATCGCGCAGATGATCCAGCAGGCGGGCGGCCAGCTTCCCGACGACATGGAAAAGCCGTTCACTGAGCCGACATGGGAAGAGGTCGATAAGCTCCTGCGCGATTCCAATATGCGTCATTTCCGGCTCGACATCGAGACCGATTCGACGCTGAAGATGGACCAGATGCAGGAGAAGCAGGACCGCACCGAGTTTCTGACGGCGGTCGGCGGCTTCCTGAAGTCGGCAGACGGTGCAGACCCGTCGCTTATGCCGCTGCTCGGGCAGATGCTAATGTTTGCCGTTCGCGCGTTCCCTGTTGGCAAGCAGATGGAATCCTGCCTGCAGGAGACGGTGGACGCGCTTGAGAAGCGGGCCAAGCAGGCGATGCAGAATCCGCAACCGAATCCTGAGCAGGTCAAGGCGCAGACGCAACTGCAGATAGCCCAGGGCAAGCAGCAGGGCGATATGCAGGCAGAGCAGTTGCGCGGTCAGATCGAGATGAAGAAGTTGCAGCAGGAGGCCGAGAACGACCGCCAGAAGGCCCAGCTAGACGCATGGGTAGCGCAGATGGAGCAGCGCGCGCAGGCCCAGCAGGCGGCGCAGGAACAGCAGCTTGAAGCTCAACGTAATGCGATGGAAGCGCAGAATCAGGTGATGATCGAGCGCATGAAGGCGCACATGGAACAGCAGACGGAAGGGCTGAAGCAGTCCATGGCCGTCCTGATCGCGCAGATGAACAACGCGCGCGCCATCGAAGTTGCCGAAATCGGCGCTCAGTCGGCGCTCGATACCGCACAAATCAGCGCGGCGAATGCCGCAACCTCGGGGGAATGACATGCCGATGTACAGGGTCGAATGTTGCGGGTGCGGGCATGAGGAAGATGTGTTCCGCACCATTGCCGAGCGGGACAAAGATCTGCCGGTCTGCTGCGATGCCGTCATGAGTCGCAAGATTGTAGCTCCCATGGTCGCGCCCGACATCGGCCCATATCAGGCTGTAGCCGTCGATGTCGCCACCGGCAAGCCGCCGGTCATTAACAGCCGCAGCGCGCACCGCGACTTCCTGAAGCGCAACGGCTATACCGAAGTCGGAAACGAGCGTGTCGGACGCAAGCCCGGCGAGGTACGCGGCGATTTCAACCTGCGCAAGGAACTGACGAAGGCCACGCGCGAAGTCTTGGGGAGAGGGAAATGATCGGCGCTTTCATGCCGCGCCTTCTGGCGCAACTCCAGCAGATCAAGATGCAGGCCATGCAGCAACAGCAGCCACCGCAAGCGCCACCGATGCCACCGCAAGGCATGCCACCGCAGCAGATGCATTGATTGCCGTCAAGATTCCCGCTACCTAGCATGTACCGCATGCAAATAAGCGGGGATTGGAAATGACGGTCGAAAGTCAGGTGGGCGAAACGGGCGAAGTCGAGCAGGAAACAGAGCTTTCTCTGCGCGACGAACTGGTTAAGAACCTCGCCGATCTGAAGGGCGATCCTGAGGCTGTCGAGCCCGTTGTAAAGCCGACGGAAACGAAGGTCGTCGAGCCCACTGACGCCGCGCCGAATAAGGCCGCGAGCGAGACCAAAGAGTCGAATCCCGCTGAATCGCCGAACGAGTCGAAGGCCAAAGCACCGCAATCCTGGTCGGCCGCCGAAAAAGCGCATTGGGACAAGATTCCGCCCGAAGTTCAGGCCGTCATCGCGCGCCGCGAGGAAGAAGCGCACCGCGGCATCACGACGCTCGGCCAGGACGCGGCGCTCGGCAAGAAGCTCAAAGACGTAATTAACCCGTACCTCCCGATGATCCGCGCAGAAGGCGGCGACGAAGCCGGCGCGGTTCGGGATCTTCTCCAGACTGCCTATATTCTGCGCACGGCCGGCCCCGAACAGAAGATTGGCGTTTTCCGGCACCTGGCAGGACAGTTTGGAGTGGATTTAGCAGTCGCTGCGCAAGGCGTCCCGCAAGTTAGCCCCGAGTTGCAATCACTCCGCCAGGAGCTTGCCCAGCTCAAAGGCCATCTGACGAGCACCGAGCAGCAGCAACATCAGCAGATACAGGGGCAGGCTCAAGCCATGATCGAAGCCTTCGCTGCCGAT